TGTTCTTAGTGCCTTTCTTGCGTACACCGGGAAAAGCACTAAAGATGTTATCACTAGTGTCGCCACGCATGCACTTCTCAAACAGCAGCCATTGTGGATCGGGCGCTGGCTTTTCTACGCCAGTTTTCTTATCAATTACCCGCTGACCTTTATCGTCAAAGTATCCTTCATGTGTAATAGTTGTATTACTAACGCCGTTGTACTGTCGTACATTAGACGCAACGAGTTGTGCAAAATCTCCGTCTGTACTAATGATAACATGATTATCGTTAGGATGTGATTGTACCCAACCCGCAATAAGATCATCTGCTTCTAGTATAGGATTCTGTAATACAGTACAGTTAGTCTTTGTACGCACAAAGTCTTTAAACTCGTCAAAGATCTCAAAGAATACACGATCTTCTTCTGCTTGCGCAGGAGTCATCTTATCACGTGTCTCTTTGCGGTTACGCTTGTAAGGCTCGTACTCGTCCTTGCGCCAGCTACGGCCTTCTAAGCAAAAGACAACATGGTCGGCATTAAAGTCTTGCCACGCCTTCTTAACGCTGTTAAGTGTAATATGCAAGGCCATGCCAACCTTGTCGTCGAGGTTCCCGCGAACTACATGTCGAGCTCGAAAGAACGTGTTCATTGTATCAACTAAAATGTAAGTGCTCATAGTATTATATTAGTATATATCTACTCAAAAGTCAACCAAGTTTTTAAGAAACTTCGGACTTACCCTTGTCAATAGGAACAACGTTGATGTAGCCCATCTCTCGATCAGCGTTTTGGCCGTCTTCCTGAAGCATTTGAGTTACAACAGTTCTAAACCATTGATCCACAATTTCTTCTTGGCTTTCACCTTTATAACCAGCGTCTATTAGTTGTTCAATAAACTCGTTATTCCAATCGAGTTCAAAGAACCCGTTCTTAATGTCGTTGGGGTTAACCTGCGTATCGATAACAGCAATGTAAGGTTCACCACGCTCGTTTGCTGCTTCTTTAGGATCAGTTTCATCGAGTAGTTTAAGTTTTTCTTCTTCGAGCTTGTCAATGCCCATTAAGCGCTTAAATAAATTTTTCATTTTAATACTCTACCATTTGTCGAAATTCGGATACTGTTAGGGTTAAACTAGGATCAATTTTCGCTGTATAACGAACATCGTGCTTAATAAGTTCACGATTAACAGTTTCTATCTCGTTAAACAGGTCTTTAACTTTAGTGATTAGGTCTTCAACTTTAGGATCTTTCATCATGTTCCCCATGCGTTACCGAATAGTGAGATATGAAGCCGAGGCGTAAACCTCCAACCACGCTCCATACAAATTTCTGCTACTTCTTGTACATTCATATTGTATTCTTCAGAACGCCCGCCTAGTGGCATACAGTATACAGGGCATTCAATACCAGCAGCACGATAAGCATCAACTGCTTGTGCTACTTCGTTAATGTCATTCTTATCTGCTACTACAAACTTAAAGTATATATTACTACCATCGACTAGGCTGTACTCGCGAGCAATATCGGGCAAGATAGCAGTATCCCACGGCTCTCCACTAACGGATAGTTTAGGTGAACAGCTCCATGTTACTTCAAAGCGATCTTGATCGTTGAGATAGTTGTAAAAGTCGTCATGTAAAGTTTGCGTAGTATTTGTCTCAAACGTAACGTTCTTTAGGTCTGCCATTCGAGGATGCTCAAACAGCTCGATGTACAGGCGTTGCCAAGCAAGTAAAGGTTCACCGCCTGTGAGAATCAAGTGAATGTCTTGGCCATTGTCCATAGTCCACTTACCTTCTGGCGTAAGACTCAGTAAGTGTTCTACTACTTCTTCAACTTCTGCTTGACGGTTAAAGTGTTTAAACTCAGGATAGATACTTGCGTAAGTATCGCACCCTGTGTGAATAATAGGCAGGTCTTCAAACTGTTTAGTAGTTTCGTGTACTCCTGCGTCGATTAGTTCTTTAACTTCTGCGTTATACCGCTGACCTTCAGCGTGTTGTTCCCAGCGATCTTTTTTAATGCCAGTGCCAAAGTTCATACACCGAAAGTTACAACCAAAGGTACGCAGGAATACACTTGGTACTCCTACGTACTTGCCTTCGCCTTGAACTGAATAAAATGCTTCAGAATATCTTAGTTTCATTGATATGATTCCCATTCTTCTTTGAACTTAGTATAGCTTCGATCCAACAGAGGAAACTCTAGCAGGATAGTATCAAGTTCAGCTAACTGCTCCGCAGTAATACTTTCAATTTCTATTACACCGTAGTTTCGAATAATATACGAATGTAGTGCTTCGTACATTTCTTCATAAAAGAAGCTTTCCATAACTGCTAGATGTTTTTTCGAAGCAGTTATCATAGTTCTTCAAGGATCCCTAAAATCTCAGCAGCGATAAGCAGTGCGCCGCCTGCTACAATAGGCATAACTCCTACTGGAGTAAACAGCACACTTACAAACGCAGCACCTGCTCCAATGCGTACAGCACTCTTTACGAGGCTGATATAAAAATGTTTCTTGCTTACGTCAACTGGTTCAGCCATTATTTTTCCTTTTCAATAAAGATCGGCGACGAGCTTACAGAATCGTGATAGTCGCCGTTGAGGTGATATTCTCTAGTCGCAGTTTCTCGTACTAGTGATTGGTTATCTTTACGATAAATGATTAGTTCTTTACGCACAACGCCTTCTTTATCGCCGTCGTAGATAGATTGGAATGGACCGAGTTCAACAGGTCTAGATGCTGCCATTAGCTTGCGTATCCTTGTTGTAGTTTAATATTGTCCATAAACTCTTTCTTAGTGCTGTGATCGTCATAAAACGCACCTTTAAGCACAGTAGTTTGGGTTAGTGAACTATGGGCGCCAATGCCACGATTCTCGCAACAGCCGTGCGTAGCTTGAATGTATACACCGACATTTTCAGAGCCAGTAGCGTTCATAATTTCTTTAGCAATGTCCATTGCTAGCTCTTCTTGTAGTGTGCCACGGCGTGCGCACCATTGTGCTAGTCGTGTGTACTTACTAAGTCCAATAAGTGTGTCAGCAGCAATAATGCCAATATATGCTACACCGCTCACTGGCTGGTGATGATGCGAACACATGCTTTTCAGCTCGCTACGTACTACTAACATACCTTTGTAAGGATCGTTAGTTACGTTAGGAAACGCAGTAGCATTAGGTCGAGCATCATAACGCCCGCTCATAATTTCTTTGTAATACATTTTCGCAAGACGCCGAGCAGTATCTTGCGAGTTAGGGTCATTGTTACGATCAATAATAAGTGCGTCTAGCACACCTTCGAACTTTTCAGTAAGATCGTCAATTAGCTGTTCTTTTTCGCCTTCGTTGATAAACTTAGTAATATTATCGTTTGCGTGAAAGCCAGCGTCAGCGTCTTTAATGCGCTGGATAATTTCTTCGTATTTTTTCATTTATATCTCCGAGTTTATGACGTGGATGTCATATTATATTATGCTATATATTTAGGTTTTTGTCAACTAAAAGTTAAAAAAAGTTTTAACTTTCTCTAAGTCTACTTTGTCGTCAGTCTGTCGCGGAATAAGATACACAAGATTAGTATCGTCAATTCCTACATTTTGTAAAATATGGAACGACTGACAATATCCTTTATCAACCCAATCATATCCCCACTTGTACGCAGCTTCAAAACAGTCACGCAGGTCTTGCCACTTGGCGTTCTTTGGGACAAATACAATTTGTCCCTCGGTCATTGCGTTAGTCACAGAATACGCATCGTACTTTCGAGTACGAACAATAATATCTGAATCTTTAAACATTACGATCTCCTTCATTTTGTTTAGTATATAATACTTTTAGATAATTGTCAAGTTATATGATACAGCAAAGTGTAATGACTTGTTTTCAATTGGGGTGTGATAGCAAAGAACGTTCTCGACAGTAACCTCTCCCCGTGTTAAGCAACGATCTAAATTTGTTACAAATATAGTGTGTTCCCAAGGGTCTTCTTTTTTAGTTAGTTTGCCTGTTTTCTCGTTGTGATCGTACCACATTCTGCCGTCGTTGTGTTGAGTAAACGTGCCCAAACTATCTAGATGACTAGTGAATTTAGTTCTATTGATCAGAGAGGTGTGTTGGTTAACTATATTTGGTTGCTTATGAAAATCACCTATAACAGCGCAATTCTTAGACTTTACAATATTCTGAAAGATAAAGCTCAGGTCTTGTATATTATCTCGATCACTAATACCGTTAGGAAGAGAACTAAAAGTAGGATGAATATTTACAATCTGAGTGTCGTTGATATAGTAGCTAATAGCAACGCTGCCGCCACCGGGCATTAGATTCTTTACTTTACTGTACGCTGGTAGTCTAAATTTTTTAATCTTAGACAGTATATTATGTTTTGACGCAGTAATAAGATATAGTCCGTCGTCTCGACTGTTCTGCTTTATATAATGAAAGTAAGGAAATCGATCAATAATATCATCAAATAACCGCTCAGGAACACGGGACATGTTAACTAAGTCAACATGATTACTAACACTGTCCCAGTATTCCTGAGTAAACTGATCAAGAAATCCGTTTGACTCCCACTGTAAAGCTTTAAGCTTCATCTCTTTCCCAGGGATACACAATCCAAATTGGTTCGCGATCTTTGTTAATTTCACTAGCAACATAAGTTACGCTAGAAAACTTGCTAGGCATATTATCGTGAATTACAGCAACTCGCACACTACTACCCCATACATCTTCCCAACGTTCGTCTCCGGGGTAACAACTATTGCGCCAGTCTTCTTGAATCCAAAGAAGGGTATTACCGGTATCGTTAATGTCGTCAACAACGAGAATCTTTTTGCCGTCGTACGCATCTTGGGCCATCCATGTGTTGGATTCTTGTTCTTCGCCGTCACGTAGCGCTACTTTAAGAGTCTCGCACGGAACATCTAACTCGTGTGATAGTAGAACTGCGGGAATAAGGCCGCCTCGTGTAAGCCCTACAATGTAGTCGGGCTTCCAATTGCTTTTGCGGACTTGACTAGCAATTTTCATTGTCATGCTTGTGATAGCATCCCAGTTAAAATGTTTTTTATTCATCTTTGTTATTCCAATCATCAATAACTAAATTGTAAGTAGTACGAAATATCTCGTATGCTTTCGCAAACGCAGGATATTCTGCAGCCAGGGCGTTGACTTCGTTTACACTAGGCATGCATTCTTCCCACAACTGTCTGTCATTTAAATATATGTCGTCGTAAGACATACTACTACTAGCAGACGTAAGCCACGAACCGTTAGTGTAAGTTGATGCGGTTATAGATGACATACTACTAGCAGAAGTTAATGATTCAGTAAAGTTTTTAATAGTAGTCATGTCGATAGTTACATCGCCATTCGCAATAGGCAGTGATATAGATCCTGCTTCAACGTTGTTTAATTTGGTCATAAAGTTTATCTCCTGTAAAGAACGATTCTAGTTTTGCTTTTTGTTTTTCTAGCAAGGGCAAAAATGTATCATAATTTTCCATGTACTGCTTTACTGTAGCTACAACATGTTCTTTAAAATGGATATAAGCATCATAGTCTTCAGTCCAATCACTTGGGTATAGGAAGTTTTCCTCTGCCATTTCTGCATAGCTTAGTCTATCTGGTACCATAGGCAGTGCGTCGACTAACGCACCTTCGTACCAACTAATACCTAGTGTTTCTTGTAGATTAGCACTAAACACTACTTTTGATTCTGCTAGTAGGGTGTGGTATTCGTGCTTAGTAAGATTCTGTTCTTGTGCTACAACAAACTGGTATTGCGGTAGCTCTTTAGCTAAGTCTTTAAAAATATCCACTTGTTTCTCAGGCGCAATGCGATGTGGGAAAAGAACAATGTCTTTCTTAGGCATATGCTTATAAGGAGCAAGTGCTGTTTCAAGATACTCCATCGGCCAGCCAACTTGTACAACTGATGAGTTAGCGTCACGAAGTTCGCGACCGTTCCAATCAAAAAACTCTTCAGCAAACAAGTCAATGTGAAAATTAGTTGCGTAAAAGTTATGATCATAGCAGCTAAACATACTGTGTTCTGCTGAACGTACCCAAGGCGCATCGCCAATTAAGCGACCTAAGAAGTCTTGTGGATCATAGCTGCCGGCGTGCCACATACCGCCGATTTTAATATCAACGCCTAGCAAACTAGCCATATATTTTAACTGAATTACAGTAGGGTTCCAAGCATCAGTATAAAGAAAGTAATCACCGTTCTTTACTGTACCGTTACAAAACATTTCACCAATCTGTGCTAACTGGTTACTCTTGTACACGTTAGTACCGCCAAAATTAAGAAAAGCCCCAGGCGTAGTAGCCTGAGGCGTTTCCCCACCTGAAATAACAACTACTTGGTCGTTAGTCGCAGCACGAAGCTGTTCAGGTAAATGCGTTTTCCATTGCTTGGTATAGCGTGTATCAACAGCTTCTATATCAACAATGTATACGGTCATCCTCGATTCCTATTTGCGTTGCGTGCTTTAGCCCGAAGCCAACCTTGATGCTTTTGATAAGCTTGCCAAACTGGGGCGTCTTGCTTGTATAGGTCTTTTTCGTTAAAGACTTTGCCTTCAAAGCGACAGTAGTCACGGAACTTGTCAAGATCGTCAAAGACTTTGCGGATAGTAGGATTCTCAATGCCCATTTAGATGTTCTCCAATTTAGCTGGGTAATAAATGCGACAACCGTTTTCGTTGTCTTCGCTTACGTTAATAGTGATTGACCGACCGGTATACCGTTCGGAGATTTGGTCGTAAAGGTCATCTGAAATCATTTCACATGACTTAAAATCAAGTTCGAGCGTGCCTTTGTTGTAAAGATTTTCAAGCCATCGCTGGAACTGAATAAATTCAATATCTCGATCGTTGTGGAATACTTCGATTTGAATCTTGAAGTGAAAGATATGACGGTGCGGGTATCCGAGGAAACTAACGTCATATTCGTCGCCAGTAGCTAGAAGAGGATCTTCTAACGCTGCTGGATATTTATGAATACCTTCTTTTTGAAAGGTAACCCAAATGTAACGCTTAGCAAGCATTTTACTCATAGTATTTCTCTTTGTTATTTACTATATTATTAATATACTACTACTTGAGCACTTTGTCAAGCTTATATTTTGACCAATCGGTATGATAATGATGACTAGTAAGATCGTGCAGGGTATGGCACCAAACACCAGCATTAGTAGCTTTAAAATCTTTGTCGTCGATCTTAATCATAGTATTGTAAGGCCATTGCTTAACATGCGGCACAACTACTCTAAACTGCGGAATAAAGGTATGATACTCTACTAGACTAGTTTCTAGTACTCCGTCTGCTGTAGTAAGCGGTAAGTCTAAACTACACATAATATCTTTGTCTAAGAAATGTTTAATCATCTTTTCCCAAGAGTTCCACTGATGGGCTTCGGGATTAAATGAATGATTAGCTCCAAAGAAAATGTGTTCGCACTGTTCTTGCTCAAAGAATCGCTCAATGAAGTCGATGCTCTGGACACCGACTACAAAGAGCGTTTTCATATCATAAGCAGGCGTCTTTTCAACTTCGTAACCTGTAAAGAACGTTACATCGTTTTGTTCGCCGGTCTCATAATCTCTGTTCATTTTAAGTTTTTCCACATACTTGATGCCATTTGAAATAATGCGTTTACTTGCTGGCTAGCTGGATTTCTAGCAAATGCTACCCAACAAATTACTTTTTGATCTTTGTAGTGTTCTTCTACAAACTCTCGAAAGCTTGTGCCTGTAGTGTATACGTCGTCTACAATAAGTACAGGATCGTTTGGGTTACCGGTGGCATATTTTTCCATAGCATACTGTAGTGCTAGGCCACCTCGAGGAATACCTACTACTTTAGAGAATGGTCGATTTTCAATTTCAGAAATCATTAAGCCTAAGCATTCCCAGTCGTCTTTAGTAAGTCCATCGCATTCAATCTTCCATTTAAGGTTAAGGCCTGCGTGCGACACAAAGTCTTCTTTTACAAATATAGTCATTATTCTACTCCTATTGAAAAAACTTGTTAAAGTTAGCACTAGCATTAATAGTCTTTTTACCAACAGCGCCTCTAGTGCCAATAATACCCATTAAGTATTTTCGATGTTTTTCAACTTCTTCAAGCGCTCGGTCACGATCGTTAATACTAAAGATCTTTTCTACAACATCTTTAAAGTATACACGATCAAACGTTTCTTGTATTAGCATATTTGGCATAACGCCGTTGCTATACTGTCTGTTAGCTTCTTGTACAGCGTTAATGTGACTCCATACATTGTGACCCATTTGAATAGCGTAAGCGAAGCTATCCCAGCTGGTCTTTCCTTCTTTACCGATTTTATTTAAGTCGCCGGGTGCATATATGCATACATCTTTAACTTCAAGACCTTTACTAATCGGTGAGTCTGAGAACGAATTAAACACACCATCTTGTAGTACAGCGTCACGGAACCCACGAGTATCACTAGCATACTTTTTGTCGTCTACGCTAGGTACCATTCTGTATACCCACTTAGAACGATCGTCGGTTTCAGTTTGTGTGTAAATTTGTCCGTTAGCGGTAGCAAGGAACGGTGATGCACAGTCAAAGGTAATTGTAAAGTTTTCGTTGTGATACTTTCGAACAGCTCTCTGTACGTCAGTAAGCAGTACAGCCCACTCTAGTTTACTAGTACCCAAGAAGTGCATTATATCATGAATACCTTTTTCAAGCAACCCGTCAAATCGTAGTGTAACAAGGCGCTTAATAGCAAGCTCGATGTCACACATGTTTTGACCACCCATTGCCCAACCATTAAAGTGTGTATCAGGATAAATGGAAGGATCGCAGTAGTCCTTCATTTGCTCGTACCAATCGTCTGCTTGTTCGAAGTTTTCTCCCTGTAGTACGTTCAAAAACTTACAAGCGCCAGTGCGATGTTTTTGCCAGTAATCATTGTTAATCCGTGTGGCATCTACTGCCTCTTGATACGTACTAACCCCAGTAGCCCGCTGTCCTGCTTCAGATCGAGATACCCAAGCCGGAATATCAAGAATCATTCCATAGTCCATGTAAGCATCCATCCAACGTAATACACCATCACGTTTTTTGTGCGCTTTAGGGCAGTTAGGGTCTTTCCAATCACCTTCCCAGACACCTTTACCGATCTGGAAACCACCTGAGTCGCCAAGTACCCAGGTGTTTTCTCTGTCACGGTTTCGAACCATGTCTTCTTTAGGAGAGTGCTTAGTTACATCAAGATCTGCGTGTCCTGCTGAATACAACGTCCACTTATACTGAAACTGTCCTTCGTCTTTATTAAGATAATTAAGACTTTCCATACCGTTGTTAAAGTTTGACGGTATTCGATCAGCTTCGACGTATTGATCAAAGCGTTGCTTGCCTACAAATGTAGCATAGAATCCACTAAGTGCGGGCAGAAATATAGCATAATCGTTTTGTGCTTCAGTTAAGTTTGTATTCATTATTTAGACTGCGCTGGTAAGATGTAATCGTAAGTGGTAAGACCGCTATCAACAGTAATTTTCATAGCGCCTTGATCGGAAATGCTCATAGTAACATCGCCACTAAGGTTAAGAATGCTCTGTACTTGGTTAACAGGATAGAACCAAGCGTGGCTGAGCGTGCCGGATACACCTGCTTCGAACACAAATTCACCTGCGTGTGAGCTTTGATCACCGAACGAGAACATTAAGTTACCGTTATCAGTAGACACTTTAAAAATAGGTTCTTCAGAGTGCGCAGCACTCATAAGCTTTAGGCGGCTAATGCTTGCTAAGCTAGGCTCAAACACAACATTCCAAGTTGCGCCAGTAAACGTAGCAGTCTTGAGTTTCTCTTCGATAATTGCTTTGTTCATAAAGCGATAGTCGTTTTGAAAATCACCTGCTGAATTCTCAAAGTGAATGTGCGTAGGAATAGTCTCGCCGTTGCGATTGTCTTGAATCACGTCAATTTTAGCATTTTCTCTATACTCTGGATTCTTTAAGTGTAGAGAAAGTTTGTCTAAGTTTGGCATACCAAACGTGTCAGTAAACTCAGCAACAGGATTGTGAGTAGTAGCAGTAAGAACAACACTGCGATCTTCTGCCATCGAATCGATTTTCGTACCGTTATCACTGCCTACTTTCACAATAGAAAGGAAGCCAAGAGCGTGAGTGTGCGCTACAATATCTTGTAGAATGTCTTTCATTTTATATCTCCAATATATAACATTATAATAGTATAAATCTGATTAGTTGTCAACAACTATTTAGGTTTTTGGTTAGGATTTATGATATTTCCAATCCATGAACTATTCTTTCCTTCGTTAGTCACACGCTCTCTTAAGCCTGATGATGAAAAACGATGGTCACGCTTGTTATAGTATAGTTCAATACCACGCTTGGCGCATATAGCTCGTCCGGTGAATGTTTGATCTTTGTATTCTTCGCCAAGAATACGAATATTAATGTCAAACATATTTAGAATATCTTCTAAATCTTGTTCATCTTGGTACGTAATAATCTCGTCAACGTACTTAATAGCAGATAGTTGAACATAGCGTTCGACTAAAGTTTGTATTGGCTTATTTTTATCAGATCGATCAATGCTAGGATCTGTTTGTAAGCCAACAATCAAGTAATCGCACTGTGACTTAGCTTCACGCAGCATCATTATGTGCCCTGCGTGCAAGAGGTCGAACGTAGATGCAGTAAATCCTACTTTCACTCTAGTCTCCAAAATTAAACAAATTATTAAACGTATTAGTTTGCTTTGTATCTTGTAATGGATAGTTAAGCACACCAATAAGGTTATCAATCTTATTATCAATAATAGTTTCTGCCATTGC